GTTATTCTCCAATCTTGTGTGTAGTGTTCATAGATTTTTGTAACCTTGGCTTCAACATCAGTTGGATTATAACCCATAACTAATTTTTCCACTTTAATTTTTTTCACTTTACCTGATTCGTCATCGACTAAATCCTCGGCAATCTTTGCAACAAAATATTTTTGACCGTCTTCCATACTAAAAATTTTAAATTTACTAATACCCAAGTTTAGCCAATTTATTCATTAAGTCAAGACTTGCGTTACCTTTTTCTCCAACATTTCTCTCAAGTGCCATTTTTTTATCTTCTTCAAGATTTTCAGCGTACATATCCCTATCTTCTTTATTTAAGAAAAGATATGCACCTGGTGTTGATGGTGAAGAAACTAAATCAAAACAAATTAATTCGAAATCATCTTGAACTTCATTTTGTTCACCCACCTTTTTTAGAGAACCAACACCTCTTGATGAAATACCTAAAGTAACTCCTTGTCTGAGGTAATTTGCTGCCATATCCCCTTTGGTTGACACAATTCCCCTTTCGTGAAATCCAGGACTTGTTAAAAGTTTTAGTTTACCCATTAGAATAGGACCTTCCCACCATATTTCTGTAATGATATGAGATACTCTATCAAGGTCGATGAGAGATGATTCAGGGTGATTTAGTTCAGATAATGATGTACCTTTCTGAATCATCTTTTTATAGTTTTCAGCTTCTCTTTTTAAAATCTTTTCGGGATATACCCTTCCATTTCTATTTGGAGTATTATATTTTTGTAATACAGCATAAAATTCGAATGGTTTGGAGTGGTCAAGAAAGTTTTTAGATTCTTTAATTAACTTCGCATTTTCCTCGTGGGTAGGTGAAACGAAACCAGCATCCTCTTCAATAAGAATTCCTTTACCTGATTGTCCTGCTCTCAATAACTTCAATTCCATAGTGTTTTTTAAAAATAAATATCTTAGAATTGATATTTATACTTCTGGGGATTTGTTCTTTTTAGAAAGGTAGAAATCAAAGTATTCATTTTTGTAGAAATTTTGGTTTAAAATATTTTTTACGATGTCTTTTAAACTTTCTTTGAGTTTACTATCTTTGAAGTCGACATTAGTTTCATTTAAAAATAAATTGATTTCCAAATTAGAAAAAGACTTTTTTCCTAAATGTATTCCACTTGGTCTTAGGTCTAAATCAACAATATATTGGTCTTTGAATAATTTTTTGTCTAAGTGATTAAGAATTGTGTGTTTGATGGCTCTTGAGAGATTAAGAACAACTCTTGCCCAATTTTCTGATTCTCTTTTAGGTTCTACCCAAGTTTGGATATTGAGATATAATGATTTGAGTTCAAATGAGTCTACTGTGCCGTAAGTTACTTTTGTTGATTTGAATCCTTGTAGTTTTGAGGTTTTACCCTTTTTCATTAAAAATAATTTAATTTCCGTTTATTTAACAAAAAAGTAATTAAATTTAAACTGAAAGTCAAAAAATAAATAAACCATAAAAAATATGAAATGCTTATAATCAAAGTAGATAATAACACCCCAATTGAGAAGGCTTTAAAACTCTTCAAAAGTAAAGTAATCAAGACTAAGTTGATGTCAGAATTAAGAAATCGAAAGGAATTCACTAAACCATCGATTATCAGAAGAAATCAAGTCAATAAAGCAAAGTATGTTGAGAAGAACAAAGAAAAGTATAATTAAATACTTTCATTAAGTGTCTTCAATTTGTAGAAATTTAATTTATCAAATTTTTCAGTTTGAATTTTTTTGATAGATTGGTCTATTCTATTATTTGTATCAGTGTCTGATGTGTTTTTTAGTGACTCTAATTTGGTAACCACTTCTTCTTTAATCGTTAAGTATTTTTTTTCTAGTTCCTTTACATCACCCTCAAAAAGAGACTTTAACTCTTTTTTTGTTTCCTCGTCCAATTTTTCTATGTGTTTGTTAATTGTTGTATTTACAACATTCACCATTGTTTTGATTGGTAAATTAACTTGAGGAGCTTTTTTGTTTTCAGATTGGATTAGGTTCTCAACTATAATGTTTTTACTTTCAACCTTATTTTCTATTTGAAGAATATCCGAATTAAAAAAAGTATCTAGTTGGTCGTATTGATTTTCTACATTAGTTTCACCAACCCAACTCATTAGTTTTTTCCATTCCTTAAGTGATACTTTGTTATAATTATTTTCATATATTTTTACACATTCATTGATATAGTCATTCGCTTTTTCTTTGTTACCAAATCCTTTTTTTGACGACATTTCATCATAAATAAAAAATAAATTACTTATTCTTTTGTTTTCTAAAACTAGTTTCTTGAAGACCTTCAAATTTTCATTTAGTTTGTTTGTTTTGTAACTATCAACGAGTTTCTTTTCTATTTTGGATTTTAATATTCCGACTTTCATAATCTTTTTATTTATAAATATCAATCATTTAAAAGTTTATTTAACTCATTTTCCATTTCACCCAAATAGTTTCTTGCCTTAGACAAGTCAATAAATGAATCAACATCGACTAAATTATCACTTTCTAATAATATATTCAGATTGTCTCGTTTAGTAGATTCAGGTGCTAATTCAGGTCCGCCTGAAGGTGGGGGAGGTGGTGGTATTTCTGCACCCCCTGATGGTGGTTCACTACCCATATCACCAGGGGCTTGTTCAGAGGCTGTACCACCAGATACATTACCATATAATTTATCGATATTATCAAAAATACCAGTATGAGTTATAATTGTTGCAGTATTAGTTAATTCTGCACCAATAGCTTTTTCAATTCTTTGTTGTTGTAAGTCTAATTTGATTTCCTCGTCTGAAAATCCCAAAATATGTTTTTTAGCCCAAGATACTGAAGTTGGGGCAATACCCTCAACAGCTGTAACACATTTTGTGTATAAATCAACTTTACTTGTCCATATATCAATCTTGAGTAAATCAGCTTGACTTGATGGGTTAGTTAAAGAAAGTGTGAAGTTTGATAATTCATCCTCGAAACCAAGTAAAAACAAATGTATGATTGCTATTTTATTCATTTCAGCAACCATTGATTTTTGAATTCTATTAATTGTTCTTGCGAAACGAATATCAATAAGGGATAAATTCTTACCATCACCAACTGGTTCTTCGAAACCTAAAAATGCTTTGGGTACACGCAAGGCAGTAAGTAGTTTCTTTTGAATATATTCAATGTCCGCAATCTCACCCAAATTTTGTCCACCAGCCAAAGTTTCAATTGGATTTGTTGCAGCAGGGTCACGAACAGGAATAAAGTAATCTTGGTCAACAGCCATCTGATTAAATCTCATATCAACATTACCTGTCTGTGAATCAACAACTTGACTTCGTTTAAATTTATTAGCAACCCTTTGTACATATGGTTCAACATCCTTATCATCCATATTCCCAACAAAAACCTTGAATACCCTTCTCTCAGGAGCTCTTGATGTTCTATATATCAACATAGCATCTTCTGATAGTAATAATTGTTTCCAAATTCTTCTAGCTTTTTCTAACATAGAAGTACCATAAGGTAATTTTCTATCGTCTCCCAATAATCTGAAGTGAGCAATTTCCCAAGAGTTGAATTCCATATCCTTGGCTTTCCACTTAAATCTAAGACCTTTGTTTTCCGCAGGTTCTTCAACATTTTGTCTACTTGCTTGAGCAGGCATACCCCTTTCCAATCTTTCAATCTCAATGTTAGGTAATTGCATACAACCAACAACCCCTTTATCTGGGTCAAGTTTAAGGTAAACAAAATTATCACCATACTTACAAGTATTTCTCGTCCACATTGGTAAGTTGGTATTGATATCTAATACATTATTGAATAAATCAGCTAATATTGATTTTATTCTTTTTGATTCGGAATAAATTTGTAACATATTACCATTTTGGTCTACAGTTGTTGATTCTTCACCATAAATGTCTAATGCTGCAGATATTTCGGGGGTATATTCCATTGATTCATAATCGTAAAATGATGCCAACCTAGTTGGTTCATAGTACACTGCTTGTGTATATAAATTACTCTCAATTTTTGTCCATTGGTTGGCCAAATAATATGTTTGTTGTGCTTGAAGTAACTCCTTATCGTATTCTTGTTTGGATGGAGTTCTCAACAACTCCTTTTTATCAAACTTATAAGTTGGATAATCCTGATTCAATAAAGCGTTCGGTCCGAAGGCGTGTGAAAGTCTCTGCCAAACCGTTAAATTATTCTTTTGTTCCATATAATTAATTTATCATAAATAAGAACTAACTCAAGTGTTTAATTTGTTTGTTGGTTATTAACTGGAGTTAATTTTAATTTTTCTCCTGAAAATGGAGTTGGTTTAGCGACTGTACTAACACCTTGACCTTCAACAATCATTTTTGTCCCATTCAATTTCTTTCCTGATTTTTTTCTGTTTACTAGTCCCATATGTTTTATTTTATAAATATTATCGTCCGTTGTTTCCAAATAACCAACCATATTTTTGATAATCCTCTCTTGTTGCATTAACATTTCGTTGATTTATTCTTTCGTGACCATAAGGTATCACAGGATTAAAATCCAATTGTTTAGAAGCGTTTTCATTATTTGCAACTGACCAAGATTCCAACATAGCCTTAGTTTGTTCGGTTACTTTTTCCAAACTGGTGAATGATGATTCTGCTACATATGTTGCCATAGCGATAGACATAATTAAATCGTCATGTTGTCCTTTTTGGTGGTCAGGTCTTCCATTAATATAAACGAAAGTATTCATTTCATTGAATAATCGTAAACTATATATCTTGAACTGATGTCTCATCGCTTCTTCAAATGATGCGATTATTTGAACTCGTTTGTTGTTAAAATTGAGACCAGGTATTTTATCCAAAGCTTTTGGGTCATACTTCCATTTGTTTGCCAAATCAACCCCATCAACATACAGATTTTTATAACCCATTTCTTGGAGTTTTCTAGATGTTGATACACCCATACCTCCAGTAATATCTATTACAATAAAAGCATTATACATATTAGCCCATTTGTAACATATTTCTGCCATTGTATCAGGTGGAAGTTTTCCCACATATTCCGCAACTTGTTCTCTTTCATCAAAATCAATAATTTGGAATGAACTAAAATCCTCACTATCCCCTCTACTCACATCCACACCCATTACATATTTGTGACCCATCACAGGTTCTTTCCAAATCCATAAAGAGTTACCAATCATTTTATTTTGGGGTTCTCTAATCATATTCTCTTTTACCCTTTGCATCAATAAAGAATCAAAGACATTATCACCAGAACCAAGGAAGTTACACTCTAACTCTTGAGATACTTTTCTTTTATCATATTTCAATTTTTTAACCATACCTTCAAACCAAGAAGAGCAGGGTTTGTAACCTGAATCCATCATCAGTTTAAGTTCCTCGAAGTTTCTGTCCTCAAATTGAATATTTTCCCAACTAATAATTTCATCTTTGGGGTATTCTTCTTTATTGAGAAGGTAATGGATTGTATCTTGAGTTTTAACTAAGTACAAATCTTTTGTGTATCTTGGGTCTCTAAACCAAAACATCTCAGAGATTTTGAAATCATTCATTCCCCTACTTGCTTGATTATATATTTCATAGTAAATTGCATCATAACCATTTGGTGTTGATACCACAATAACTTTACCTCCAGTTGAAAGTGAGGCCATACAAGCAGCCCAGAAGTCAGAGTCCGCATCAATAAACGCAGCCTCGTCAAATACAAGAATTGTTGGTGTAAAACCACGAAGAGCATCCTTTGATGTTGCTACCGCTTTTACTTCACATCCGTTATTTGTTTTGTAATGTTTTTGTGAATTTTTTTCCGCTGCAAAATCAATACCCACCCAAGATGGCCATTGACTAATAAACATTCTTATCTTGTTTGCCATCTCCATAGATGTATCTAATTTATTGGCAATAATCAAAATTTTCTCAGGTTTTACCTTTTTAGCAAAAGCTATTTTCTTTGATATCCAAGCAGCTGTCACCGTGGACACACCAGCTTGTCTGTATTTTAATGCAATATTTTCATTGTATTCCTCATAGTCATTTAATAGTGATATTTGGTCAGGAAATAATTCCAATGGAACATATTTTGATACCGTATTATCATATGTTTCCAAATATGTTCTGAGTGCATAAGGTGTATCTTTCATACACTTTACATACTCAATCATAACTTGTTCTTTTGTTAAACTCATAAATTATATTTTATATAAATATAAAAACCCCCACTTAATTATAAATGGGGGTTTGTAAGTTAATCGTTATCATCATCAAAGTCAAAAGTATCCCAATCGTCAGGATTGAAATCGTCATCCTCTTCAGGTTCAATTGTCTCAGGTTTTTTTTCTGTTTTTATAATTTTGTTGTAATCGGGTTTTTCTATTTTTGGTGGATTTTTTAAAATTGAATTGACAATCTTTTGAGAATATTTTTCAAACAAATCCATAGCTTTTTGGTCTCCATCTAATACCCCATTATACATAATGTAATTGTGTAATTTCACATCATCGTTAGCAATTCTATTGAATTGAGTTTGAATCATCCCATCCATCCAAGGTTCATAACCATCAATCAATTCACCCCATAGATACTTTAACTTTGAACTAATTTCTCTACCAGTAATCATATTCTTAATCTCATGTTTATGAGTATCTGTAGTATCCTTCAAAGTATTACTGACATTTTTATCTTTAGGCATAAAAAGAATAGAATTATAATATCTACCAGCCTTAAATAATTCGTGTACTAACAAAGGAAAGTGTGGGGCTCTTACTTCTATTATCCAATTACCTGGTTTGCTTTCATCAGGTCTAACATCAGCGAATGCTACCCTCCCAACAGATTGTTGAGCCATCCTTTCCAACATTTGTGTGTTATCATTATAGAAAACTGTAGCCGAATTTTCAAACTCCTTATATTTTTTTAAAAGTTCAGGGTCAAGATTTTCCAACTGACTTTCGACTTCTTTGTAAGCATTAAAACCATCAGCCCAAGCAGTTCCCTGAGTTGTCGCATTAATAAAATTTCTTGCCTTTATTCTTTCTTCAAAATCTGGGTCAATTTCTTTAGCTTTATTTACTTGGTCAGTTGAAATAGTTTGAGTTTTAGTCCTAATACTTGGATTACTTGAAAAATCAACATCTAAAGTTAAGACACCTTTATCAACCCTTTCTTTGATTTTGGGAAACTTGGACAAAAATATTGCTTTTGCTAAATTCAATAATTTTGTTTTGTGTTCCAATTCAAGACTAGGTAAATAACTCATCAAGTAACCCATATTATTACTACTTCCACCACCTTCTTTTGCTGATTGATATTTTCTATTCTGTGCTTTTATAATTTTTTCTTTAGCATCAGAACTCAAAAAGTCATCAATTGGTGCCTCATATAATAATTTTTTCATTTTTTTAATATTTTTTGAATCTATGTGGTTTGTGTGTTACATTATCTAATCTATCCATATCCATATCGAATCTTTTTTTGAATTTACCTAAAATTTCATTTTCGTCATCCATTTTTGACTTTGCTACTATAGGTTTACCTTTTAATGGTGCTTGGGGATGGGGTTCTTCACCTTCGTCAGGATTCATAGGTTCATCATATTCCTCCTCCTTATCAGGGTCAATGGATGGTTTTGTTTTTGGTTTTACTGGGGTAATTGTTGTTGTATCACCACCATCCATCATAAAATCCTCATCTAATTCAGGTTCCTTTTCATCAAAATAAAAATCTTCATTTAATCCTTTTTTTCTTTGGATTTCAGATTCAATTAGTTTAAGTAAATCTCTTTTTTTCATAGTTGGTTTTAAATTTTCTTGAATTATATTTTCTAAATTTTTTTCAAAGATTGATTCACTAAAAGTAGGTGTTGTTCCTTTAACTTTTTTTGCCATTTCACTTGTATAGGTTGAACCTAATTTACCTAAATAATCTTTGAAAGTAAAATTTTCCTTGGTTTCTTTTTTCTTGTATTTTACAGTCTTTTCAGGATGTTTTTTTTCAGGCATATCTTTATATTGTTTTTTTGATGTACTCTTGGAAAACTCTTTCGCCATTTTACACCACTTACAATCATCAGTCTTACATTTATTACAACGAGCCCAAAATAATCCTTGTTGTGCTTTTGATTCGAACTTTTCATTAATATCCGTTTCGAACATCCCCATTCCATCAGCTGTTGCATCTGGATCATTAACAACATTAATTGTATCATCTTCACCAATTTCCACTCCCTCCATTGTAACATCAACACTACCATCAGGATTCATTTTAACTGCTTTTCCCCCTGGCAAAGACTCTCCTTTAGTTTTAGCATCAGCAACCTCTGAAGCGGAAAATCGTTTTATTTTTGTTGTTATTTCTTGCGCTTCTTTACTCTCTTCTTTTTTAGTCATTTTTTCATACAATAAACTAATTTTACTTTCATTTAAAGATGAAACAAACTTTGGAGTGAACCCTGTGTCTAACAAAAATCCAATTTTTTTATTCAAGTTCATAACTTAATTTTTTTTCATATTCGAGAACAATGTCTCTTTCGTATAATTTATTTTTAATTATTTCCTCACTATCACCATATCTGAAGACTAATCTTTTAACTAAATCAAAATTAACCCCATCGTTTTCGTTCTCCCAAGCTAAAGCAACAACATCATCGATTGCATCTATCATTGAAAAATAATCGGACTTTTGAATTACTGATAATGATATCTTATCGTTTTTCAAAACTCCGACTTTCTTTATGTGTTGAATGTCGGGAGGATTTGGATAACCATTTGATGGTTTTGAATCCCACATTTCACCCCAAACATCATCTATTTTATCTGAAAAAATAAATTCGTAAATGTTATCACCTTTGTAATTAGGTCCTAATTCATTAACAAAAATTAAATTCATCATAAGATACTACCTTTCTGTGTTACGAATATTCTTTCACTATTAATTTCAAATACTAGTTGTTGTTTCTTGTTTCTACCTAAAAGTTTAGCGTGAGGATATTTGTTTACCAATTTAACTGATGATTTTTCTTGAGCAAATGATTCAGATAATCTTTCAATTCCATCTAAATTTCTTTTAACATTTTTGGAAATTTTAGATTCTGAAATAACTTTTTTAGTTGGTTCAGATTTAAAATATTTCCTCAATACTTTATCCACAACTGATTCATTAAACATATTCTCAAACATATTTTCAGTATCCATTCTATTTTTCATAGTTCTAGGACCACCATGTCTATACATATGTTCTGATTCTTCCATTTCACCCTCAGGCGTAGGAGGTGCCGGTGGAGTTTCCATTCCCATTTCTTCGGTAGGAGGTTCAATTGGTGTTTCTTCAGTATCTATTTCAGTCTCAGTTTCTTCATAACCTTCCTCTTCACCGCCTTCAAATTTAGTCATAATTTCCTCTTTATCATCTTCATCCAAATCTTCTAAAGGTAAAGCAGACAATATTGAATTTATAATATATTTGATTTGTTTAGTATCTAATTGATTTTCTTCATCCGACAAAAACTCTCTAGTTTTTTGAGCCAACTTACCAACTGTTTTTTGTATAGATTTATAAGTTACAACTTCCTCATCTTGTTCTTCATCATCCATAGTCTCTACATCCATTTCATCGGACATATCTACCTCAGGTTCTGGAGTCATAGGAGTTTCAGCACTTGGTTCAGGGGCTGGAGCGGGTGGTGTTTGAGGTTGTGGTGCAGGTGCGGGTGCAGGAGCTGGAGGAGTTTCTCCTTGTTCATCTAAGTTCAAATAATATTTTGTTTCATCATCTGATTCATTGAAAAGTGAAATGTTACCCTTGTGACCAAAATTATCATTTACCTCTTTAACTATCAAGTTCAATCTTTTGAAGGCTTGCGAGTATGAAGAATAATATTTTCTATTTGCTATAGGTTCAATATATTCCGCAACACTTTCATTCAACCCCTTTTTCAAAACATATCCACTTTTCTCTTTGATGATATGATATGTATTACCATCAACTAAAGTTTTTTTATATTCCATAGAAGAATTTTCGTTGATTGATTTAGGTACATTTAAGTTATAGTTACTTATTTCAATCATTCTTCTAATTTTATCATCTCCTTGTAGTTTTTCACTACCAATAGGTCTCAATTTTCCCATAATTATTTTTTTTTGTTAATTATTTTAATATAAATATACAATTAAAATTATTTATTCTGTTCACACTCCTAATTTGAAATTTTTATAGGTATCAAATTTTCATTTTTGAGCAATTCTAAAATTTCGTCTTGGATTCCTATATTCTGTAAAATTTCACAACGAGCGATTCCATCAGCAGTTTCTTGTATTTTCAAGGAGTCAACAATACATTTGTACCTTGGTTGTTTCAAGGTTTTTATAGTTGCTTTTATACCGAATTCGGGTGATGAATAATTTTTTGTCTCAGTTTTATTGTAATCAGTCATCTTTGGGTCTTCAATCAAATTGAATTTGACATTAAAAGGATTGTTTTTTGCTTTGGTATCTGTAAAACTATTTCTCAAAGCATATAAAAATCTGAGATTTTCTTTAGATATTGGTGCTCCTAAATTAGTAAGAATTTCTTGATAGATTAATAAATCGGGATTGGAGAATTCATCTACTTTATCTAATTCAATTTTGTCAAATTCAGCTTGTTGCAACTCATTTGCTAAAACCAAAAAATATATAACTTTAAGGTCTTCAGTATTGAGTGTTCCTGTTGAACTTAAGTCGTTATCTGTTTGAAACTCCTTTACAACTTGTTGAGTATTCAAATCGTAAATACCATTTATTTTAAAGTCATCATCAGCATACCCTAAAACCTTGAGTATTTTTTGAATTATTAAAACACTTTCATCAAAACTATTATTTCTTGAAAATTTCAGTTCTTTCTTTTCATTTATAATCTTTGTTAGGTCTTCTAAAATTTTTATATCTTTTTTCTTTTCTTTTAACTTTTCTAATTCAACATCTTTATATTCAGGTTTCTTAAGTATTGTCATTATTTTTTTGATAGTTCCATCTACAGATGTTGTCATTTTCGTTAAGGCTTTCATTGGGGTAAAACTACCTATGAAATTCATTGGGTCAACCAAAACACCATCTTTTACTAAAGTGTAATGTAAATGTGCTCCGGTTGAAAAACCTCTACCTCTATCATTTTTACCCCCACCACTAAGTGCAACCTTTTGACCCTTTTTTACTGAATCCCCAACCTTTACTAGTATATCACTACAATGACAAAATCTACTTTCAAAACCATCTTTGTGTTTAATAAATAATGAACCACCACATCCACCATTGTTTCCAACCATATCAGATTTTACAACAAGTCCATTATCAGGTGAATAGATGGGTGTCCCTGTTGACGCTTTCAAATCAACTCCTGAGTGGGGTTTTTTAGTATCTAAACCAGGTCTTACAGCACCAAACTTAGAACCTACTATTGTCGTTTCCAATGGTGATGATAACTCTGCCTCTTTTAAAGAAAGTTTGTTATCAATTAATTTAATCGGTTCAGAATATAACTTTTGAATGTATCCGTTTCTTCTTAAAACTTTAAATACCAAATTTTCCAATCCTAATTCTCCACTACCTTTAAGACCATCAATTCGATATTTCTTTAACTTAGTTTTAATTTTTTTAACATTGTTGATTATTGTTTCAGGACTTTCCCCTTCCAAATGTTTAAGAAGTGTATCTATGATACGCATCCATTTTTTTGAATTTTTAATTATTTCAGACTTATTGATTGTGGTCTTTTTTTTACTTGGTTCTTTTAACCATTCATCATTCATAAGTGAATAAACACCATCACTAATACCCTTAGCGTCAGCGTCCTCAACAAACAACTCAACATCAAAATCAAATAATTTTACATTCCTTTTTTCGTTGAATATTATTTTTTTCATATCAAAATATTCAACATAGGTATCCTTTAATTTTGGATTAAATTGATTGTAATCAACTAAAATGTGAACATCAATGTCCGAGTATTTTGACCAATTATAATTAGCGATTGAACCTGTGATAATGATATCATCTATAACAACATCCAAACCAAATGAATCAATAAATTGATAAGCAATTTCCAAAAGATTTTTTCTAACCTTTGGATTTAATTTGTATTTCTGACCTTCAGGGTCACCCATATGTTTTTCATTTGGTAAATACCAAATCTTTGGGTGTAAGTTGTCTTGTATATTGAAACTAGATACTACTTTATTGAGACTTTCCATAGTAGATAAATATTATCACATTTCAATAATTTTTATATCTTTTTGTATTTATAAGTCTTCGCTATTTTTGAATTAAAAAATTTCCCTTGTGACTCCGATGTTCTGAACTGCGTATACACTTGATGTGGGACAGCTTCATACATATATCTTAGTCCGTTGTTAAATTCCACGACTAATTCTTTTGATTCAGTATCAAACTCAGTTCTTCTAATGTTACTTGATTGAATCTCATTGATAATCTTTGTTCCCCTGATTTCTTCTTTTAATATTGCCATTTTTTTAAATTTAAAAAACCCCCATTTATATTGGGGGTTAAAGTTAATTAATTTTTTTTAATTCATCTCTAATTTCTATAGCCCTTTCGAAATCTTGTTTTTCAATAGCTATTTCCATTTCTTTTTTGAGAGTTTCAATTTTCCCTTTGTTTTTCTGAAGTTCCTTTATTTCGTCTCTGATTTTGGCTGCCTGTTCAAAATCTTGGTTTTGGATACATTCATTTAATTTAGTTTCCAAATCTCTCCTTGTATTTGAATTAGATGCTGACCATTTTGTGTTAGGATTAATCACAAAATGAATTGAAGTGATAATACCATCCTTGGTCT